GGAAACAGTACGCATGCGCGGCGAGATAGTCCGTGAGGTAGGGCTGCTTATTGAAGGGTCCACCCAGAAGCGGGACGAAATCATCACCCACGAGTCCCGCGTTTGAACCTGCGCCCTGAAAGTAGTTCTCATGAAAGCGCGCTTCTCTTAGTCTCTGAAGACGGCTGTTCTTCTTCCACGCTTCTTGGATCTGCGCTTTGTTTTTGAAGTTGCGGTAGCGGTAGACGCCATCACGATTCGCCTCAAGAAAGATTCCAGACGCTTCAACGTCTCTGTGAGTCTCCAGACAAGCCATGAGCTCTGGAACAGTATGAACTGAACCAAACTTTGAAGGATTTCCCGGCTTGAACGAATCATCGTACTGATACGTTTTTGGATCAAAGGTTGCCTCCCCAGCCAGCACATGCATGGCCACTTTTCGTTCTTCAAGAGATTGGGAAATCGGTTGTGGAACTACTTTGTTCCGACGGGGCAACTAGTTTTTATTCTTTCCTTGAACACTACACCTGCAATAGGTATTTAGGCATCTATGCCAAAATCTACAAAAATTCTTATACCCAGAGATAGATTGTATCAATGGTATGTTCAAGAGCAAAGATCTTATCGTTGGATTATGAGAGCCACTGGGACCAACTCTGCGAGAGGGATTCGAAGACTGCTCAATGAGCACGGAATTCCAATTCGTGGCAGAAGTGAGGCAATAAAAACCCAATGGATCGATGCAGATGCGCGACGGCTTGCGACTGCAGAGAGAGCAAAAAAGAATTTTTCCGCTTTTTGGGGATCTCAAACGAAAAGGCCAGAAGTAAGAGCCAAGATCAGTGCATCCAAAATGGGCAGTAAAAACCCCATGTTTGGAAAGACTGGAGAAAAACATCACCACTTTTTAGGAGGAAAAAAGACCTGGGATCGTGGCAGAAAAATACCGTCGCAAAGAAAGAAAGAAATAATAGCCGAGCTGGGCGGCCAATGCGCCCGATGCGGAACCCATGAGAACCTAACAATTAATCATAAGATCCCGTGGCGCGAAGTGAGACATCACGAACTTTGGAATCTCGAGCCACTTTGTAAAAAGTGTCATTTCAGCGGACCCAATCGACTTCGTTAGCTCGCTTTTGAATCAAGAAAATCCTCAAAGCTCATCAAATTCGATCTCGGAGTTTCATTTAAATCGTCAGTCATTGGGACGGAGCGACATCGACAGAATCGATGCAATCCGGGCAGAATCTTTCCATTGCAAGCGTCTGGAATCTCTCCTGAAGCGATCTTTTCTTCAATCTCTTTCGAAGTGAGTCCATCGCGTGGAGAACAGCAGTCATCACACGTCTTGCTGTCGATGACCGCAATAAACTGAAAATCCGTAATCCCCTGGTCGTTGGCGGCGTCGTTCTCGCCGTCTCTCACCTGCTGGACGAAGTCTTCCGTGACCTCGTTCTCCAGCTCCCATTCGTATCGTCCCTGATCTTCAGGATTGGATTCATCATAGAAAACACGAGAGTAAGGCGTGCGATTAGGTGAGTTCGGCGGAAACTCTTCTGCGAAATAGTCCTCTAGGATCTGGTCCCATTCATCGGGCTCGACGATCCCAAACGAGAGAAAGGAGTCGTTGAGGCCCGGGCGATCCGCCTCTTGCATCTTAGCCAAGATTTTTCTCTTAGGTTTTGAGGATGTGCGCTTAGGAAATGCTTTCTCGATGCGCGAGAAATCAAAGGGATGATCTTGATCGGTAGCGATCATCGAGACTTGGAAGGCATCAACGACTTTGCGCTGAAGTCTTGAGAAGGCCAGGGCGGCACCGCGCGTATCCACATCAGAGGCGCTTGGCCGGGCAACTCTGAGTTTACCGGTTGATCGCGCGATGCCTTCGGCCTGGCCGATGTAAGAAAGCAGATAGGTCGTCTTTTGAAGCCGGGTGAGAAGGGCATTGGCTTCTTCTGCGGCCATAATGAAATAGGGACGAATCGATTGCTCAAACTCCTGGGTCTTTTGCCTGAACTGGTAGTGATCGAGCCCCTGATGAAGGCCGGCCAGTGTCAGGCATTTCTTTTTCAGCGTCGAGACGATCGGACCCATGTGCTCGAGATACTTCAACAAAAGCTTCTCAAGCGCCCGATCTCGCCCTTGCATAAAGGACGCATATTTATGCGATTCAGTCAGTGGAATCATACTTGAATTTGATTCGGATCTGGATCATTTGCCGGTGGAGGAGGCGGAGGGGGTGGGGGCGGCATGAGCTTTTTTAACGGAGCCTGAGCGATCTGTGCAAGCTGCGTGAGCTGCTGGGGATCGGGATTGCCGGCCTGAATCAGATTCACCAAATTACTGCACGCAGTCAAAAGATCTGGGATCGAGGAGGGATCGTCGATCCCTTTACATGCATTCGCACAGTCAACGACCCGTTGAGAAAACGCATCGAGCTTGGGCACTTTACTCATTTGAGCCCCAAGAATTTAGCAACTGAGAGGAGCTTATTGACGAAGCCTCCGAATTGAGACGTGTCGGTATAGCTCGAGCGCGTGGCACTCCAGACGGAGCTTCCGATGTCCATCGTGCCCGTACGATTGTTCGTTAGGCTATTAGCCTTGTAGGTGATCCCGGTAAAAACGAATGAGACGCCGGGATCGCTCCATCGATTGGATCCATCGTAAGTGCCGGTCTCGCTGACTCCTGCAAACGTGTACGAAGTCCCAGTTTGAACATTGGAAGCGCCAGGATCTGTATAAGATGCGCCATTGAATGTTGAAGACGAGATCCAATCTGATCTCGCCCAAAGTGTCGACACATCACCCGAGGTGAGTGCCGTATCATAAATCGCTAACTCATTGATGTCATAGTTTCCGGTTGCGCCCGGAAGAGAAAGCCCAAAGACAAGCCCATTGGTGAGCATATTGTTTCGGGTCGTAAGACCAGCGGCTGGGGTGATCGTATCAAATGAAGATCCGTTCTTATAAATCACAAACGAGCTCGCGCTCGCGGTCCCGTCCCAAACAAAAACCCACTCTTCAGCGGTCCCTGACGTAGCTGTACTAACTACGGTCCCGGTTGAGTTAATGAGATTGGTCCAGCTATTGTCTTGGGTGAAGACTTGAATTTTTCCAGCAGTCGTTTGGGCAACGCTGATTCCTGGGCCCGTTGCAGATCCGTTAAATGGACCATTAAAGAGAAAATATCCTTGGGCTGCAGCAGGCTGCCCCGACCAACGTGGGACGATTCGATAAACAATTGAGAACGCCTTTTGTGAACTCCAATTCGCAAACCCTGGGTAATTGAGCGCCCGCGTGTGCGTAGAGTCCACTTTCTGGATGATCGAGCTATTGAGGATGTTCGTGCCTGAGTCTGTAGCGGTAACGATCGTCGATGCGCCCGATCCCAAGACTTGCTGGGCAGAGTTACTCGCACTCGAATACCACGCATTGAGAGCATTTCCTCTAACCTGGAAGATAAGCGCCATAAATTTAGTTGTAGATGAGGGATGTCCTATTATCCCAAATCTGATCAAAGACTCCGGTGCCTGCCCACTGAATCACCATGCCGGTTGTTTCGTCAATCTTTTGAACCTGCCAAACATTGGAGCTTGTCGCAGATCCGATCGCCGCTTTTCCGACATAAGTGACGTGGGCGGTCGATGTATCGTCGAGTCTGAGATCAAGCGACGGAGAGACCGTTGGGACTGGGACCTGGTCCGTAGCGATATTCACGCACAATGAGTCAGCAGAAACATCGGATCCAATCGTCGGCATGTTTCCGGTAAAGTCTGTGAGCTGGGCATAAACAACCGGGGTCGCATCTGCGATGTCGTGATCTGAGAAATAACCATCGGCCTGAATTGTGGCGCCGGATCCCGTGTAATAGGAAAGCCTGATTCTAAAGTACCGACCAAAGAGTCGGATCTTCAGCATGGCTGGAGAGACCGAACCGCTTCCCACGATCTCGTAATTAAGCTGAGTGACCTCTTGAAACGTCTCTCCCGCAACGAACTGACAGGCCACAGCAGTCCACTCGCTGGGATCAGATCCGCCCGTGTTGCTGCATTCAAAATTTACGAGAACGGTTGCGGATCCTCCGTCAGCGCAGGAGAGCTGAACAAAGCAAATGGGATATCCCGTCGAATCATCTGAATATAAAAGATCATTGAGGGCAGATCCGGTGCCAGTGAATGTAGTCGGGGCAATAAAGTCCGGAACGAAATAAGAAAAGCTCATGTCAGCTCCGTAACGCGCATGTTTCCTGAGCTACCCGAGTTCCAGATCGCTGAGATCGTGCCCTTATAGACTACGGTTTCGGTGCTCTCATAAAAGGAGTTGGATGACATCTGAAGCGTGTAAGACGTGGTCGATGCGGTAGCCGCAAAGGCAACATAAACCTTGGCTGATGCGTCGTTATAGAGAAGAAATCCTTTTCGGTTTGCATTTGCAGCCAAGATAACGACTGACGTGGGAGATTGGGCTGGGCTCGTAATCGTCCCGGTCGATGCGCCGATCTTGGCATCAATGCTGGCGCAGCTCGCAGCGATTGCAGCGAGACTCGTGATCTCGGTCGCTTGATTTGCGGCCGTGGCCTGACCCGTGAGCTTAGTATCGATCGATGCAAGCGAGGTGTTTCCAGTGTCCTGCTTCGCCGATGTGGCGAGACCATCAGGATCGACTGAGACTTCGATATCGATTGATTTAACGATATTGACATCGAGTGCCTGGGATGAACCCACGGCCGTACTGGTGAGGGGTTTCCCGCGTGAAGTGATATCGCCGCTCATACGATCCGAATGACCCCCACGCCACGCGATACATTTTCTTCAAGCCTTAGCAATGCCATCGAGCATGCATCCGTTTCGTCATCATGAACTGAATTTGGAAATGTCGTAATCTCATCTATAAATTCATCGTACTCGGGATCGGGTGGAATGAAAACATTTCCTGCCTCAAATTGAGGAGCAACAGCATTCAGTCTCGCAACCTTATCTCCTACTGGTTCCCAAAGAACGATTCCAGATACTTTGAGTTTGAGCAAATCCTCAATCGCAGGACCATTCGCTTTATTTTCTATGAGCTTAAGCGTGGCTCGTGGAAATTGCTCAGAGAGTTCGATCAGTTTATGAATCGTGTCTGTAATCCCTAATTGTTCTTTGACGCGCTTCTGAAGATATTTTCTAGCGCCGAATCTTCCCCAGACCTGAATGGCGACGAAGTCTGAGGTCGATTTGCCGGTAAACGTGGCATCAAGCGAGATGATTTGTTCTTCGAGTTTGTCTGGGGCGATCATTCGCTGAATCCAAGAACGCTTGATGATGTCGCCATCTTCTGCTGATGGGCGCTGTTGAAGCTGTCCTGCCGCACCTCTAGAGCCTAATCTCAGCTTCGCTTCTTTGATTTCTTCTTGGCCGAATCGTTCTGGCCAGAGAAGCGCCCCGTTTTGTGTGCGCGGATCAGACCAGCCGATAGTTGTTTTGGTGACACGTCCATCGAATTCAGCAGGTAAACACAAGTGTTCATATCCACCTTGGGCAAGGACATGTCCCGTAAGATCTGCCTGATGTAAACGCTGCATGACAATGACTTTACTAACCGTTTTAGGATTATTTCCCCGCGTGGACATTTCGTTGTCCCACCACTCGAGTACGCTTTCACGAACCGTTTTAGACTCTGCTTCTCCGACTTTGTGAGGGTCATCAACCACCACGTAATCGCCACCCTCACCTGTACCCCGGCCCCCGACTGACGTGGCGATTCTGTACCCTGTTCGGTCATTCTCAAATTTCTCTTTCTGGTTCTGATCGCCAGTAAGCTGGAATCGATCTTCAAAACGCTCTTGAAACCATGGATGCTGAATTAAGCGCCTGCATTTCACTGAATCTCGTATCGAAAGATCACTTGCATAAGAAGAGAAAAGCCATCTGGCGCTGGGATTTGTTAGCCATGTCCAGACTGGCCAAAATACCGAAACGAGCAATGACTTCATGTGACGAGGCGGCATATTGATAATGAGATTTCTAATCTCGCCCCGAGAAACTGCCTCTAGGTGGTCACAGATTGCATCGATGTGCCAACCGTGGATGTAAGCTGAACTCGGCTCAAGAATTTGCCAGGTGCGCTTGGCAAATTCAGAAAGATATTGGCTGCAGATATGCCGCTCTAAATCGAGCTGATTCAAATCAATCTTTTTTCGAGCCAAGAGCCTTTTCTATAATTAAAAGCTCGTCTTTTGAAAGCTTTGAAAGATCGAGCGGGGATCTGGTTTCAATCGGTTTTCCATCTGGGCCCGAAAGTTCAACGCCCTTCAATTTCGGATGGAGGTACTCACAGGCGTCTGAGGCGGCACGCGCACGGAGCTCCGGCGTGATCCATGGGCCGGTAATTTCCTGTCCACTTGCAGTGACGCTGATCACCCGTTCACCCTGGTAGCCCAGAGCTTCTGCATCGCCCTTCGCGAAGTCGAGGAGAATCTCAAAAGGGTCAACGCCCTTTTTCTTGGCGATCGCCCAGATATCGATGCGATTTCGGTTCAAAGATCCTGCAGGGCGTCCGATTTTTGCCATTAGCTGACTTCTTTACTCATAAGTGATTAAAAATCTGGGGTGTCCTTTATGACACGCGTCCCATGACACACATTATAAATCTGAATGTTTCTTCGTACAATGAAGATGTATTCAGGAGGACGTATGAAGAAGCTCATCTCAATCGCCTTTGTCTCTCTGATCAGCATCGGGTGTCAAGGCACTGACTCTGGAGACGCTGCATCACAAAGTTCAAGCGATTCCGCGGGTGGTACAGTAGCGGGGCAAAACACAGACGCTAATGTCCCTTCTGGTCTCATTAACGGATGCAATCCGAGTGCGGCGCCCTTTGGCGGTGGTGATGGATCTGCCCAGCATCCTTGGCTGATCTGCACGCGTGATCAGATGGCAGAGCCGCTCATGGGCAATAATGCAAAGCTCGTCGCCGATCTCGATTACTCGGGAGTCACAAACTATCAGCCCATCATGTTTCATGGAACTCTCGATGGCGGCAGACACACGATCAAGAACTTCAGCTACGATGGGCGCACGACGAATGCGAACTCTGGGTTTTTCAGCACGGTCTCTACTTCTACGATATCGAACTTGATTTTTGATCATCCGACTGTTCATGGCCGAAGCGGGTATCCTGCTGCGATCGTTGCGGCTGAAATCGATGATTCCGATCTCTTTGGAATCGTGATCACGGCTGGGTATCTAGGCGCGACTGCTGGCGCAGAAACTGGCGGAATCGTGGGCCGCAATGATTACGGAACCGTGACCAATTCGTTTGCGGCGTTCACGTATACGCCAGGTGCTGTCGGCGGAATCGTGGGCGTGAACTACGGCACGGTAGATCTCTGTGATTCGTCCATTACGACTTCGCATGGGACTGGAGACGGAAGGGTGGTGGGCTACAACGAAGCCGGAGCTACGGTTTCAAATTGCTCTTACGGAGGCACTACTCAGAGCACGGGCCCTTCGGACGGATATAATTACGGCACGCTGACCAATTGTAATTAAAAACCCCCTTTTCGGCATCCGTGCTTCCAAGGGGGCTGAGAGATCAGGAGAATCTTCATGTCCGAGCGATATGACAGCTTCAAGCATGATGATTTAGACCGTCTTTGTCAACCGCTTGAATTGGTCAGAGATTGCGGATCTAAAGACGAGGTCGCGCTCGAGATTCGTGTGGCTGAGCCGGTAGTGATTCTGAATATGAAACCAGGCCTGCTTTCGCATGTCATCGAGCTGATCTTTTGGCATCGAAGAGAGCGTGGAGAGCGAGTCTTTAAACTCTTCTGGAGTCGAGTAACCCGCGGTGCCCGGGATTTTCCATTCATCCCAATCTGGAACCAGACACGCAGCCCCTGCCCAGACAAGCTCGAGAAGTGCGATATTGCTTTTGCCCCGATTGAACTGGGAGTCGACCAACGGGACGATCCCGATTCGGGGGGCCAAAGAATAGAGCGAATAGAGATAGTCAATCACCTCGAGCACTGGAGCCTTGATTTGCTTTTGGCTTTGATCAACGAACCAAGGATTGTATCCAAAGTAGGTGATCTGATGCTGGTTGAGTGTGTCTTTCATTTGAAAGAGATCATGGACGTGGGTATTGGTCCCGCGCCAAACGATGCGCTCGCCAGGGGTCGCTTGTTGCGTGTGGCAGACGCGTTCATCGATGGCATTTTTAACGACTGAGACTTTCTTGTCTGGGAAAATAGCGAGAAGGCCTTGCTTGATTTGCTCGGTCGAGACGATCACGTGGTCGGCAATTTGGACGGCGTTGAGATAATTTTGTCTCAGATTAGGATCGGCGTAGACGAAATAGGCGGTATTATCTTCTGGGACCCGAAGGAGATCGTCGTCGTAATCCACGATGACCGGGACGCCTAGTTTTTTAAACTGGGTCATGGCTGCCACGTGCGGGGCAGCGGTCGGGCGCTGAAAGAAAGCCAGATCATAGAAATGGGCGACCAAGGAATTGACCTGCTCTAAGAGCGTGATGTCGTAATCGTAATACTGTTGCAGATGGGAAAGAGGGGCAACCGCTCGGTAGTAGGCGGTTGCATCGGCCAGGTTCGGGATACAGGCTGCGATCTTGATTCTCCGGTTCATTTTCTAAGATTCTCCAAAAGAAATGAGATTAAAACGAAAAGCATCGCGAGAGGAAACGGGTCGAACTCGTTCACTTCACGACGGTAAACATCCTGTATTTGATGAGTTGAATGAGCTCTGGGATCTGGCTTGGCAAAAGGAGATCTCGGGCGCGGTAATAAAGAGTCCAAGCGCGGTCCCGGTCGTAGACGCCGTAGCTGACTTCAGTAGGGAGCGTGGCCCATTCAAAGAAAAGCTTGGCTACTTCATAGGGTGACACAGGTGTCATACTTGACCGTTAATCGCGAACCGTGCAAAACGCAAAGGAAAACCGAGTGACACCATTTTTTAGTGTCATTCCCTATCGCAATGCGCTATACTAGTTTCAGGAGTTAAGCTTTATGCAATATCCGAAGTTCGATGCTTACAAGACCCAAACCCCATTGGTTCAGAAGTTCGACGATGATGAGGCCGTAGTGGATTTTCCTGTCTGGCGCTCAAGTGATGACGAATTCACAGAGCGCAAGCACTTTCCCAGCCTGAAGGCGGCACTCCAATACGTTCGCGGACTTAAGGTCCCGCACTATCTCATTCACGACGGCCACCGTTGGCACGAGGTATTCGCATGAACAGCAATGTCAAACGCTATGTCGAAATCCTCGGCCAAGAGGAGCCGAACATCGCTGAGATTTTGAGCCTGCTTATCGATGAAATCGAGATGCTTCAGGACGAGATTCATGACCTGAAGAGGCCCAAGGACGACTTTTTAACTAAGGCCCTAAACGAAGGTGACGGGGTATATCGACCATGAGAGAGCGCAAGCGACGGCACGACGATGTCCATTACCCGCTGCAAGGCCGGGGAAAGCGGGCCAGCAAGCCCAAGGGACCGCTCTGGAAGGACGTTCCGAAGTGCGAGGATTGCGGCGTATACCAGAAGGGTATGACCCACCTCTGCGACCAACGGCTCAAGAGGACCGCCAAATGAGTCCAAAATGCCCCAACTGTGGGTGGTCACCGCCACGAGGGCGCCCCCAGAAGCTGGACGACGCCAGGGTCCGTAAGCTCAGGAAGCGAGGCAAGTCGATGGAAGGATGGATGATGAAAACGAATCAAGGGACTCCGACCAGCATTTTTCAAGCGATTCAAAACGGGATTGAGCATGCGGGGGCACAGCCGGCCCCGACTCAAGTCTTGGCTGCTACGATCATCGAGGCGCATGTCTTAGACTTCTTAAGGCAGAAATTCGGAGCCGCCTATCTTAGGGCGGATTCAGGGCTTTGCTTAAGCGTGATGAGAGAGCTTGCCATGGTTCTCGGGGTCGAGGTGATCCCGGTCATGAGCTCTGATCAAACCGGGCAATCCTCTGGGGCGGTATGAAGTTCAAAGATACCAGGGAAAAAAGTGTTCGTTTGACGCTGAGACTCCCAGAGCGGCTGCACAAATCATTGGCCGCGGTAGCTGAGCTTTCGGGGTGTTCTCTGAATTACGTGATCGTTTACTATTTAGACCGCTGTGCTCCAAAAAAAAAGAAGGACTAGTTTTATGAAACCCGACTCATTTTGGAAATGGCTTTTAGGGACCGTGATCGTGATCTTTGCTCTAGGACTCTACCAATCGGGCGAGTGTGTAGAGAAGAAACCGCTGCCAAAGAGCGACGCCAGGATTGCGCTCGAAGCGCTCTGCCCCTACCACTGCAAGGCTGCATCGAGGGCAGAGGCGCAGGCGTTCTTTGATCGCTGGCTCAAGCCGGTTGCGGACCCCGAGAGGCCACGCCGGTGGAAATGATCTGCTCCTATTGCTTCGGCATGCGCGATCTTTCTGTCTTGCCTCACGAGTCTTCTGAAGACCGCGAAGGGTTGATCGAATACGTTCGTTGCCCCCTATGTTTTGTGCTCTTAAACACTGTGAACAAAGACGCAGAATCCGCACTAGAGGCCGCGGTCCGGGCGGTCGAAGATTTTAAATAACCGTTGTTTTTTAAATTGACACCATAAGGGGTGTTTTATATACGCGCAACCATGCAGCTAAATAACGCGAGTGACGCAATCGATGCCTTGGCGGGTGCGCTTTCAAAGGCCCAGGGGGAAATTGAGGCGGCCCTTAAGTCAGCAGAGAACCCTCATTTTCGATCGAAGTATGCAGATCTCGCATCGATTTGGGATGCCGCCAGAATACCTCTCAGCAAGCACGGTCTTTCAGTCGTTCAGACGCTGAATGGAAGCAATCCGATCGTTCTAGAGACGACTCTGCTTCACTCTTCTGGACAGTGGATTCGCGGCGCAATACCGCTCATTTTAGTCAAACAAGACATGCAGGGGTTAGGCTCTGCAATCACGTATGCGAGGCGCTATTGCTTAGCTGCAATTTGCGGGGTTGCACAAGACGACGACGATGCAAATCTGTCTGTTGCACGCAATAAGGCGCCCGTAGCGAGCGCGAAGCCCGTAGCTGCTACTACCCCAGCATCCCCCCAGTCTGCGATCAAGCCAGCGCGATCTAATGCCGTCCAAACGAAACCTGCGGCATCAGCTCAGTCGAGAGCTGACACCTTCAGCTCATTCGCCCCGCATCAAGAAGATATCCCGTTCTAAAAAATGCCTAGGCTCAATATCGAGGACGACTGGTGGTCTGACCCCAGGAGGGAAGCCTTGGGTCGTCTCTTGGGCAATGAAGACATGGCCGACATCGTGATGCTCAAGGCGTGGCGCTGCGCCCAACGATACTGGAAAGAGGGTCGGAAGCTCATTCCGCGGTCTGTTTTTAACTTGCTTCAGGGTGCGCATTTTATTTTAGATGTCGGTCTAGCAAAAATTGACGACTCTGGTCACGTGTATGTGTCTGGAAGCAGGGGACAATTTGACTGGCTTCATCGTCGTGCAGAAGACGGAAGGCGCGGCGGGGCCAAATCCGTTCAAAAAAGACGTGAAAAATACGGCACTGCGCAACCCCAAATCGCCGAAGCATCGCCGAAGGGTGGCTTCGACGTTTCTCGAAGGGTCCCCGAACCCTCTTCCTCTTCCTCTTCCTCTTCCTCTTCCTCCAAAGAATTAAAGAATATATATATACAGAAAAATTCTGACTTAGAAAAAGCCATCGAGCAGTGGGGACACACACTGAGAAAGCGCGGAATTCAAAAAAACCCCGTACTCGATCAAACTGAAATAGGCCGCCTTTTACAGCGATACGGTTTAGAAAGAACGCTCGATGCGCTTCGCGGCATGGGATTTGAGTCCTCCTCTGGAGACTATGACGCTAAGAAGCATTGTCGAATCTCACGGATCGCAGGACCCAAGTTCGACTATTTCGAGAATCTGGGTGCACAAAACAGGCCACTGCTCGATGCCTATGTGTTTGACCCGAAGGAGATCGTTTGAACTATTCATCCAGTGGCTCGCTTTGGAAAAAGACCGCGCAGGAGCTCCTTCATCCGCCAGAAGGAGTCAATCTTTCTTGGTGGCCAGATCTTTCTGAAATGATTGGTGGACTAAGACCGTATGAAGTAACTCTTCTATGTGCTCCGACGGGATCAGGAAAAACACAATTTATTGCCAACTTATCGGCCCAGTTGTTAGAACAAAAGGTTCCTCAATTTGTGGCGCCCGTAGAGACCGGCGACACCGATTACCAAAAACGGATCGCATCCGCTTTGATTCGAAAAGACATCAATTCAGGCTTAGCCCTAGATCCGGGGCGCCTCGCTACGATCGAAACCAAGATCGGAATGACGCTCTCTGGACCCTTGACTATTGCTGGCTATGAAAACCGAGTCTCAGCAAAAGAGATGATCGACATGCTTTCTTATCAGCATGTGAGATACGGGTGCCGCGTTGCGCTGCTCGATAATCTCAATTTCTTTTTAGAGATCGTCAACACAACGATGGAGCGCGCCGAAATGGATTCGGCCATGCATGAGTTCGTAATGCTTGCAAAAAAGCTTCCTATGCATATCATCCTGATCGTTCATCCAAGAAAAACAGAAGACGGCCGCGTCGAAAGCGAATTCGATATCAAGGGATCTTCGACTGCGGTTCAAGAATGCGCGAACGTTCTTTTGTTTAATCGTCCTAAAAAAGCGGATATAGAAAATCAAATACGAAACAGATCAGATCGAGAAGCAGTATTCAGGAAAATCAGAAAGCGCGGCCAGAATGTTGGAACGCCTATTTGGTTTAAATTCAGCGAGGGGTGCTATTACGAGTACAGGAGTAAGGTTCCGAATGTTGTTGTCTGAGGCGCTGACAGAAATATCAAACATCTATCCTCCTGGATGTGTCTCTTTTTATTCTAAGATGGATCCGGATCCGTGGCAGAAAATCCACGACGACCTCGAGCACCAAGTTGTGACTGATGCGACCGAGGAAGGGATTAGTATTGCGGCTGAGATGTTCGCGAAAAGAGCGCGCGGACTCATTAAGCGGTTTTTACAAGAGGCGGGAAGCGCCCAATTTGAGATCACTCCAGCCGACTCGTTTCATATGTCTCCAGAGAGAGTGAAGCGAGCTCAAAGCACAAAGTTTAAACATTGTCTTATGTGTGAGACCACTGAGGATCTTCTCATCGGAAGAGATCCAAAAGACCCCAGTGATATCTGGCTCGTCTGTAGGAGTTGTAATTCTATAGAAAACTAGTACGGTCTCAAAAACGGGGGGATTGCAAAGTGAGTCGTGAAACCAAGTATAGCGTTTGGGTGTTTTTGTTTCTGGTCATAGCAGTGCTCTGTGCTGCGATTAAATCAGCACATGCGGATCATCTGACTGCAGGATTCGGGCCTTCTTTGAACGGGAATACGAATCCTAAGTATTTCTCTCTGGGTTATGAGGATATGTTTAGTCAGAGCGGGTCCTTGCTCTTTCAGTGCGGGATTTTTTTTGAAGACGTGGCGAACGTGGGAAATTGCTCAGCCGTGTTGTCTCTCAGGGTTCAGACTCCTTCGGGGCTCTTTATGAGAATCGGGGCAGGGCCTGGAGCGATTACTAGGACCGATGACAGGCTCTCATCGATCTTAGAGGCCAACATTCGCTATGCGCTTGGCGTGACCGCGTTTGGGTGTGACGTGGGCTTTGAGGGCTCTCATTGGTCAAACGCAGGCTTTGTGCCGCCCAATCTCGGGAGAGACTTTATTGGCGGGTTCGTGGGGATTCATTTGTGACGTATCGCCCGCATTCGGATTGGGTGCCCTGCAAGAAATGCAAGCTCGAGGGTGTGATTACGCCGACTAATAACAAGTGGGACATCTGCCAGAAGCATCGAGAAGCTAAGTGTCTCTCTTGTGGGAAGCTCTTTGCTTACTCGGGATCCAATCAGAGTGTCAGGAAATGTTCGGCGTGTCTCAGGATTGCTAGAAACTCAGCTCGGGCTTTGGGTCCTCTTTTGGAGGTCGGTTAAAATGCATTACTCGCAATGGGTGTGTTTGGTGATGGGTTATATTACGGCAGTCAACGCAGGCTACTGTTTACAAAAAAAAGAAGGGCCTCCAACCATAGTCGGCCTTATTTTCTCGGTCGCCCTTCTCGTCGGAGCCTTTCACTTATGACTCATCATCTGTTTGCTTTGTTTTTGGCTGGAGCTCTCGTGGGCTTTGTGATCGGGGTCGCCGGGACTTTGTTTCTTGAGATCATGAGTCAGGGATGACAGTCGAAACAACTATTTGCAAAAGATGCAAACAAGAGTGTCCAAGGCGTGGGCCGGTACAGAAATATTGTGTCCCCTGTTCTGAAATTTCTGATCTCGCCAGAAAAACAAAATGGGCCAGAGAGCATCCACAAAAAAGATCTCCTGAGGCCATCCAGAAAATAAAAAGGAATAGAGAATACGAACAGCAAAATCTAATCAAAAAGGGTTTAGAACTAAACAATAAGAGCAAAAGTAACATCACGTGGTTTTCGGACGGGGAGCCAGATTTATTACGGTTTGTCAGAATAGCGGTACCGTTTTCTTGGAATTATTCTAAAAATAGACTGTGGTCTATGAATAGACGTGGCGGCCATGTCTTTATTAGAAGAGAAATCGTATCAACAAAAAATGCATTGATCGCGATAATTAAGGATGCAAGCAAGTCAGTAAAGTTTTTTTACGGCAAGGTGTGGGTCGACATTTTTGTTCAAAAACCAAACAATACTGGAGACGCCATTAATGTTTTGGATACAATCGCTGATTGTATAAAAAAAGCTATTGGAATTGATGATCGTTATTTTTCAATCCGGCGTTTGGATTGGGAAATTGTTAAAACGGATCCAAAAATTTTTATTGGGATTGGACAAGAAATCGAAACGCCACACTTTGTGTGTTCTTACTGCGGCAGACATCTCCCTGAATTGTATAAGGCCAAACATAAGCGCATTTGCCTAGAATGCACCGGAAAGTCTTTTCCCACTCCCGTCGATGATCCGCCCCCCGATTGCTTTTAGAGCAGCGCCGAGTATCCCGCCCCGATCAGCCACTCTTTGAATGAACCCGCATAGCCCGTGAGGTGCGCATTCTTCCATTCTCTTAAGAGAGGGTCTTCGAGATCCGGGGTCATCCAGCCGAACTCATCGTGAAAGTCAGGAAGGTAAGCGAGATGGAGTTTCTGTTTCGTCCACTCCGAGAACATCGCCGACTCCACGCCGCCATAGTACTTCCAAAGCTGCTTCATCCCGCCCGCTTTGCGAATGAAACCCGCACTCCATCCTGCAATCTTAAACATTTCAACGGATGGATGAATGCAGTACCGAACGCCTTGAGACACTCGAACCTCATCCAGCCTAAGCTCACCTCGATGAATCTTTTGATCGAGGGCAATGTTCCAAAGCGCCGCTACCGCGATTTTAGGATCTTGAAGAGCCCGGACGAGCGCATGATCCCAGGCAAACTCTTTGGGTCTGCAATTCCCGTCGACCGTAATAATGATGTCCGTGTCTTCTGGCTCAATGAGATCGAACCATTTGTTAAATGTGGCAGGGAATCCAAAGTCTCCTTCACAGTCTAAATAACGAACATCAAATTTTTCACAGAGAGAAAGAATCTCTGCTTTGTTTTGTTCTCTTCGTAATGGATAGTGATTGTCTAGAAACCAGTGCTGATTCCCAAAGAGAAAGCGACGATGATAAAGCACGGGCCATGCATTTTTTAAAATTCTAGAGTTTACAAATCCGGCTGTGATCCAGTAAATCATAGGGATTCAACTAGCATGAGAGAGCGCGTATCGAAACAATGTTTTAAAACCGATCCGTGTGGCCCAATTACCCACAGAAAGAAGTGAAAAATGAATCTCATTGGAACCTATGTCATTGTCCGTTCAAGAATTGCAGGCGTCCATGCCGGGAAAGTTGAGTCTTTTGACCCTGGCGCTCAGACCGTAACACTGACCAATGCTCGCCGTCTTTGGCGCTATTACACTCGCGATAAGGCGGGCTCTGTCAGCGACATCGCCGCCAACGGCCTGGACCCCAAGAAAGACCATCAAATCGGCGCGAGACTTCCCCGTGTGACCATCGTCGGACCGGAAGGTCTCGAACTGGCCGAAATGACTGAAGCCGCGGCGCAGAGCGTTCTCGAATGGCAAACGAAGTAGCTCGATTTTGGTCGAAAGTAAGTAAGGGCTCACCAGATGAATGCTGGTTATGGACGGGAGCCAAAGGGAATTCTTCTGGACACGGTGTGTTTTGGGCTGAGGGAAGAAATCGTGGTGCTCATGTCTATTCTTGGATGCTTGCCAACGCAGCTATCCCTAAACTTTCTATCCTTCATAGGTGCGGGCGCCCCGCATGTGTGAACCCCAATCACCTCTACGAGGGAAACGCCAGAGATAATGCGTTGGACTCTGTTGCGCATGGGACCAACTTTCGAGCCAAGAGGACAAAGTGTGAAAACGGTCACCCATGGACACGCGAAACCGCTGGGCGCGTATATGGATACCGCCGCTGCCTTGTCTGCCACAGACAAAGACAAAGGAAATACCGAGAGGAAAGAAGAGGCAGTAAATGAAGGTGTATAGAGACGGTTTGACAATCGAGGCCATAGAGCCTCCACGCGTTGTAGTCAGAGATGGCCACACGTGTGAAGTCTTTAAAACAAAAGATGACACACTATACTTCGTCACGCTTGAGGACACGCATTTCTGCGCGCATGGCAATTCGTTTCACGATGCGGTTGCTGCCGCCAAAGAGAAGCAGACCCCTGGTGCAGGGAAGGCCGAAGCAATCGAGCGCATTCAGAAGTCGGGCATGGTCAATTTGACTGACTTTTGCTTGGCGACGGGTGCTTGTAGGGCGGGCGCAACGGCGTGGGCAAAAGAAAAAGCAGTGAGTATCAACGATAAATTCACCGTGAAGGAAGTTCTTAACATGCTGGGTGAGTCATCTTGGGCGCAGACACTTAGAGAGGCATTGGAGGTATCAGATGGGTTGGGTTAACGGCTCCGGCTCCGGCTACGGCTACGGCTACGGCGACGGCTCCGGCTCCGGCTCCGGCTCCGGCTCCGGCTCCGGCTCCGGCTCCGGCTCCGGCTACGGCTCCGGCAACGGCTACGGCTACGGCGACGGCTCCGGCTCCGGCAACGGCTCCGGCGACGGCTCCGGCGACGGCTCCGGCTCCGGCTACGGCGACGGCTCCGGCTCCGGCAACGGCTCCGGCGACGGCTCCGGCGACGGCTCCGGCTCCGGCTACGGCGACGGCTCCGGCTCCGGCTACGGCTCCGGCTA